GCAGCTGTTGGCAAATCGGCGTATGTATCGGCCTGAACCTTTGTAATTGGCTGTTGCGTTGTAACAGGACCATAGACATATGATTTAGCAGTAAACGCTAATGTGTAAATGATTGCTCTTCTTGTTTGGAAATCACCTTCGTATGAATCTTCATAACCAATACTATTAAGAACAATGGGAACGTCACGAACAATATCCATTTCGGGAACTTCTTTTATCGACACTGTATATTCCGGTTGAAAGAAAGGAAGTATCTGTTCGATAATCTGAATACCATCATCACTATTCTTAGCCATAACAAACAATTCAAAATTCATGTTATAAGGCACAGGTGTGTATTGTGTACTCATCTGTTTTAATTTCTTATCACTAGCGTTAGCAACCTTTTTTTGCCTTATAGTTCTATTTAGTTTTCTATTTGGATCGTAGTCAAACGACTGAATTTCAAAACCAATGCGTGGTAAAGTTAGTGCAATCTGTTGAGTTGCACCGGGATCTTGTGTAAGTCTGGTAATAAACTTCTGCTTTGGGCCATAGGCCAAAGGAACTTTCATAGTCTGAATTTCTTCTCCAGAACTATCTTTTCTTGTTATTTGAATGTCATTGAATAAACTACCAAATGCTATGATAGTCTTTCGCAGACTTTCGTTGTAAAAATATTGTCCTAACATTTATAAACTCTCCGTAGGTTCACCAAATGGATTTCTTTCTGAGAAATCTAATACTGGATCAGAATTAGAAAATGCACCTGTACCAGTTACAGCATCTTCTATCCAATCATTATCTGCCAAAGGTTCGGCAGTAGCCAATGAATATTCTTCGTTAATAATAAAGAAGGAATTGGTAGAGTTAGAATCTTCTGTAAGTATTGCGGCAAACCCAGTTTCACTTTCAGATGTGAGAATACCAGTACCGCCGTCTGTTGCTGTTTCAAGTTCGACAGAACCTGTAGCATACAAATCAGTACCACGTTCTAGTGTTATATTCTCAACATAATTTGTTGTTGATGATTGTTCAGCAAGAAATTGCCACTGTAAAGCATCACCCGAATACTTATCTTCGATAGCATCAATATCAGTGATACCTGTATCAAGTCTTTCGTCTGAGTATTCTACAGTTCTAGCATACAATTTGTAAACAGGTAAATTGTCTACTTGAAAAAATGGATCATCTTTATCTACAAAACTAATTTCAAAAAGACGAGGTCCATTTGAAAAATAAATCCAATCACCTTCATTTGGTCTTAACGATGTTATTAAATTAGTATTAGAACTAACCAAATCTAACCATCTTCGCCGAGAAACAGTAAAAGTAGTTTCATCACGAATTTCTAATCCAAATCGTGATACTAATTCCTTTTCTCCTTCATAACCTTCTACGGTGTCCATATACATTTCTATAAGGTAGGCATCATCAAATTTTGACAAAGCATCTTCACCAAACAATTGATCTTTATTTACCAAAGTTCTGGGAAGATAATACACATCGTGACCAAAAATCTGCATGGCCTCAATGATTAAATCTTCATAAAGATATTGTTCGGATATTGTACCCTTAGAGAAATGATGATTGGTAGGCATAAAATTAACCTATGTCCATAAGTAACGGTTCTTCCCACGTTGTCTTACTCTGTTCTTCTAAAAGTTCTATCTCTGCTAATGCTGACTGAAAAATCTCTGCACCGTTCATCGTGACACCACCAAGCATTGTAACACCGTTAAACTTACTGAGGTTTTCTCCCCACTGTCTCTTGATAAGTGCAGTAGCATACTTCTTTAACCAGAGATCATTGTAGATGTCTGTCCAAGTTGTTGGGTCTAACTTACGATAACATTCCATAATGATGTATTCGCCAACTTCGATATCATCACCCCAATCCATATTAATATACAGACGGTTCTGATGTGCATTGAACTGAATAGGTTTCTCACCAATTAGAATCATATCTAATAAGTCAAGTTGCCACATCGTCATTTGATAATGAATGATAGACTCAGATGAGAAATCATAGAGATCGTTGAGTCGTAACTGATAACGAACATCAAACATATTCAGATTGCCACGATCACTGAAAGGCAATACTCTTAGAACACTTTGAACTGACTCTGGCATAGGAATGTATGCCTGACCTGTTGACCAAATTGCCTCATGTACATTTGTAACGCCCGAACCAGAGTCGTGATCGTTAGCAAGTGCAGCTGTTGTTAGTGTGTTTCCACTAATAGCACTATATGTTACTGTTTCTGCTGCATTAGTTCCGTCAGTGGCAATAGTAATACTACCTGTAGCAGGAAATTCAGAAGCATCAGTTAATACTACTGTTGTTGCACCAGCAGAATAAGCTCCGTTTAATGTTGTAGTAAGTTGATTGCCGTCTGTTGCTGTTTCAGATTCATTTGCATTTGCTCGATCAACATCTGCCTGAGTTATCTTATGTTTTAGGTAAACACGTTGCATACCCCCATACTGAAACGTATAGAAGTATTGAAGTGCTTCATCTACTCTGTCATCTAATTGATCTTCATCAACATTGATATCTATAACGGGATAGCCGAGTTTTCTTTTACACCAACTTTTTAAAGTTGCTTTTGAATTGGGTATTGCCATATCTTATTTATCCTAGTGCTATCGCCATGGTGACAGCCTTTGCTGTTGCATCTGCATCAGAAACACCTTTGTTAGCTACTTCTACAATTACACCAAAACGATCTTTAGCATACATTTTTTGGTCTGCGGTGTTAATAGCCACTTCGCCAACTTCTAAATCATTGTCGGTTGGCACTACTGTTGGTATATCTGATCTTTTTAATTTAATTCTAGCCATAATTAAAATGTTCCTCCATCAAGACTACTTTCCCAAGATATAGTATCAGTAGTAGAATTGTAAGTAAGCACATCTCCATCCGTAACACCCGATAATACACTAAAGGTATCAGCAGCGTTTGCAACTAAAACAGAACCTTTAGCAACAGTAGTAATTCCTGTACCGCCGTAAGCTACACCAACGCCTGTACCCTGCCATGTTCCTGTTGAAATTGTGCCGAGTGTTGTAATAGAACTTTGGCCAACGTATGTTGATGCTATGTCTATTGCATCTGATGTAACTGAAATTCTATTTGTTGTTCCAGCAACATTAATTGTAACATCACCAGAAGTGCCGCCACCTGTAAGGCCGTTGCCTGCTGTAACTGCTGTAATATCACCAACGGTACTAAAGAGATTTGAAACTAAAACTTTCTTTGTACTATCATCCGTTACGTCTTGAATAATTACATAATCGGAAGGTGATGCGGTAGTGCCTATTGCTGATAATTCAGAAACATCTAAATCTAATGTAACTGTACCTTGATTACCACCACCTGATAAACCAGTACCAGCAGTAACACCTTGAATGTCACCTACAGGGGTTGTACCTTCAGCGTGAATATATTTTTGAGCGGCATTATCCCAAGCAATAAATTGATGTGTTGCACTTCTATCGGCAATATCAACGTCATCAAGTTTTCCTAGTTTAACTTCACCAGAACCATATGTCATACCTCTTTGGCCCCAGCCAACATTGGAGGCTAAAACTCTATTGACAAGTTTTACAACCTTACTGTCAAAACTTTCTTCAACTGTAGTTGTTTCTTCTTCGTTTATTTTTGCATTGTGAAGATATTGTGCTGCTTGTTCTATAGCATTACCTTCAAGTATTTTATATTCTTCTTGAGGTAATTCTGCTTTATGTTTTTCTAAAAGAGCTGAAACGTCTGAAACCATTTTAGCAGTTTTAGAATTCTTTTGACTGAAAAGATCCATCTGCCAATTAGCATCACCTTGAGCAACACTTGGGTCATAATTTTCATACTTGAAATTAACATCTTTGGGATTATTTTGATTCATAAACCCACTAGCATTGTTAATTAGTTTGGATGAAATTTTATCCAAATCATATCTTTGATCTGAAACTGGTAGAGAACCATATTTTTCAGATATAGACAAATTATCATTGTCTGTAAAGAAATCTGATTTTAATTTAGAATCTATTTTTCCAACAATTTCTGTTTTTGTTTCCAAAACAATTTCAGGTTCTGGTTCTACCTTAGGTTTTGAATTTGTTGAAAATAAATCATAACCAGCAGCCTCACTAAATAAATCTTTCAGTTCGGTTGCAAATTCCTCAATAATAACAGGATCAATTTGTGGTTTTTTAATTTCAACAACAGGTTCTACCGACTCTAAAACAATTTCTGGTTCTGGTTCTGTAAGATCCATACCCGAAATGTTTTCAAATAAACTTGTTAGTTCAAATTCGGCCATAGTCAATTTGACCGATGATTCTTCAATAACTTCTTCAACTAAAACTTCTTCTACTATTTCTCCAGAAGATTCTTCTTCTATTACTTCCTCAGCTAGATCAGACTCTTTCGCTTTAGAACTTAGTAGATTTTCAAACTCTATAAGATTGCCTTTATCCCACACTTCAGCTAAAGATTTGCCTTGAGCTGCATAATCCAATTGGGTTAAAAAAGATTCTGTTGCTGATATTGCCATTACGAATCTGATCTAGTTACACTGGGGCTAACTGTTGCAATACCCTGCTGTATACGTTGAATTGTATTAGGTGCAGCATCTAATGTGGTAATTACATCATAAACATATCGACCCCTTTCTAAGGTGCCATATGCTGTTTGCACATCAGTTAATGCTATAGTATATGTGCCGTCTGCGGCTGATACTGTTGCACAAGCAAATGTTGTTGATGTGGAAGAGCCAAAAGATTTTCTCAATTTAGCACTAACTGTTTTTCCTGTAAGATTAATTACAGTTCCAGTATCTTCTTTTGCTATAAATTGTTCTGAGAAATCTGCGTTTTGATCTATTAGAATATTTCGGACGGTAGCCATAAAAAAACTCCAAATTCATTTACTACTATTTATATGAATTTGAAGTTAGAGTTTATCGGGCATTAGAATATTTGAATGGTGATTGTTGTTGCTGAAGTTAATGCTGTAATATTACTTGCAGCAGCACCAATCGTAATCGTACTGGATGTTGTTCGGGGTTCAACTGCGTCTACTTTTATTGTGCTCATGGTTTAGGATTATCCGATCTTACTTTGTTATATGCCGTTACATAAGCATCCCATTTAGTTGAACTACTACCAATTTCTTTTTCTGTGTATGCTTCCATAAAGTCTGCTACTGAAGGGTATGCTTCGGCTCTTGCTCTTGCGTATGCTTGTGCATCATATTCGGCTTGCAGTCGTGCGACCTCTGATTCGTAGTCTGATTGGACAACAGGAACTTGGTTACCGTCTTTGTCCATTGCTCCCATTCCGTCATCAATACAAACAACATTAGGATAAAGGTTGTAGATTGCT